TCATCCCTTCTTCTTCTGCTTTGTACGCGATTTGTACGGAATAGCACCAGCGGAAAGTGAAATCTTGGTGAGTTTTTCAGCCTCTCTCAGGCCACGATAGAAGGCTTCGTGAACCTTTCCGGCGACCTCTTCGGCATGGGTGTAGGTGCGCTTCATAAGGGCGGTGTCTGCCCAGCCACCGAATTCCCCCGCCGCCTTCTCATCGATCGATTGGCGGACGTTCATCTCCTGCCCGAAGCCGTGGCGACCGGCTGCGTGGAACGGGATGAAGGGTATCTCAGCTTCCTTGCACGCCTTGGTCCATCCCTTGCGCGGACTGGAGCGGTCCGCGAAGCCGAAGAGGCGGAGGTTCTCGTCGGTCCGCTTCGCCCCGCGCGGCCACATCAGAGGGAGCGACTTCAATTCCTCCACCAGTTCGGCGGGAATTGGCAACCAGCGGTCCTCATGCCCTTTGGCGCCTGGAATGCAGATAAGACCCTCATCCAGTTTGCAATGGTCTTTGGGATGCATCTGGACGGCCTGACTGATCCTCGCTCCGGTCACGAACATGGTTAGAGCCAAGGCCGCATGGCGCTGTGGGGCGTGCTGGCGGAATTTCAGCAGCCATTCCCAACTGCCCGGCTCGCGCTTGATCCGACTGCGTTTCCCGCGCCGCTTATCCTGCTTGATGCGCTCCTGTTTCGAGAAGCCCTTGACCCGGAATGCCTCGCCCTTGTCGCTGTCTCGAAAGCTGTTGATGACAGCGCGAACCGGCGTGATGACCTGACGCGTCCATGTGTCGGTCGAGGCATCGGGATAGATCTTCTGCGCCAGTGCCCGGACGTCTTTCGGGGCGATGGATGACAGCAGCTTCTTGCCCCACTCTTCCACGATGGGAATCAGGTAGGTGGCCGTTTTCGGGTTCGCTGGATAGAGTATGACAGCCTCCGCGAATGTCAGTGTCCGGTTGGCGCCAAGCAGATGCTCATTTATGCGGCGCTCTTCTTCGTCGCGGCACCACGCCCATGCGCCCGCTGCCTCAGATGCGCCAGTGCTGCATCGGTAGTATTCTGTGATCGGCTTGCCGAGATATTCGACACGCCCCTTTGCCCACCAGAGCGACCCTCTCTTATAGGGTTCGAGCGACATCGTTTGTCTCCGAGAATTACGTCCATTTGCGCCGGGGTGATCAGCATCGCCCGCCCCAGCTTGTGATATGCTTCCAGCTTGTGGGCCTTCTCGCGCAGGGTGCGCTCCGAGATGTCCAGCCCTCGCTGTGCCAGGATCATCACCCATTCTGAAGGCGGCCGGCCACGATCAATGATTGTCGAGCCGGTCTTGTCCGTCTCTGTCACCCTACCCCTCCCCATCCAGTGCTGCGTCGATCATGGCTTGCCATGCTGACTTGGCGCTCCAAATGCCGCCAAGGCGCGCTGCTCTCTCGACAGCCTCCACCATCGCAGGCGTCGGCTCGCGCAGGGCTTTCAGGACAGCGCGTGCGGCTTCGAGATACTCACCTTTATAGGGCATGTTGATGTTACGGAACGGCTCGCCGCCCCGCGATTGCGTCCATTCAGATTTATTCTCGAAAGCTGAATCGTAGTTATCTCCAAGCTCTTCCGCGATTAGCCTGGCCACCTTCTCCGCCATGCTCATGATCCGCGCCCTTCAAGTGCTGTGCGGGCGATGTCTCTTGCCTCGCGGGCCGTCAGTTCATGCCAGCCAATTCGCTCCAGCGCCTCCCTCAGCCGCTTTATCTCCTCTTCCAGCGCGGCGATCTTGCCAAGCATGTGCTTCTCCTTAAGATCGGCAAAGCAGGCTTGTGAATATTCCGGCGCGTCGTCCTCATGGATCGCGGTGATACCGTCCTCCGGGCTGGCGTCACTCTCTGGGTATCGGCCGGCGCGATCCTTGATGCCGGTGTACCCCTGATTGCCGGGCCGATAGTACAGGCCGCGCTTAACCAACAGGAAGCGGTCCCCCTGCTCGACCGTCACGGGTGCTTTATCGGTCATGGGTGCGGCTCCTTCCTCGGATCGGTCGAACGCTCTTTCCCATATGCGGGATGGTCCATCGCCGGTTCACGGACGCCACGGCAATCAAGTCGGGCGTTGCATTCCCGATTCCGGCACCGGCATACGCACGGATAGCTGCATGGCGTATCAGCGTGCCCTGTCCCGCACTTCGGGCATTTCTTGGGCGCTGGGTATAGGTCCGCCATCTCTCAGCCCTCCCCGGAGGGAGCAGAGGGGATCAGATTGGAGCGAACAAGTCCGATCAGTCGCTTGCCTGCGATGGACGCTTCATCGTAGTTCCCAGCGGCGGGCGAGCGGACTGACCACAGGAGGTCGGCCAGCTTGGACAGTTCGGCGCCAGCTTCACGCTCATGCTTGCGGCGGCTGGTTAACCAGCGGTTCTTGACGACATCGACGGCAGCGCAGGCGTCACCTATGGCGCATCGCCATACCGCTTGCGTCTCGCGCCGGCCCTTCTCCCCCGCCTCAAACTCCTGCCCCAACGCCTGTAGTTCGGACATCGGGGTGCGGAGGGCGGCCCTGAGGTCAGCAATGTGCGCCTGCATCAGCGGGTTCGTGCCTGCGTCAGCCCTGTCGCCGTCATCATAGTCGGCAATGAAGCGCAGAAGACACGATAGCGGATGCCCAGCTTGGCCGCCCGGTTGTTCCAGCGGCGCGGCATCTTCCATGTCGATGCGGCAGTATGACGGCGTTGCTCGCCCGGTCCCCATTTGACGCCCAGCCGGGCGCGGCTCAGATCCTCCGCATAGCAGAAGTCGCAACCCGGACCGACCTTGGTGCAGCCAATCCACGGATTGAACGTGTGGTGCGCCCATTCGATTTTCGTGTTTTCAGCCATCGATATTCCCCTTCTCGACGGAGAACGACACGGCAACGATCCACGGATTCGCCTCCCATGATTCCGCGCCGTTGATGCGGCTCCAGATCCCGGCGAAGCCGCACTTGTGCGTGCCCTCAGGAAACCCAGCGTAGAAAGCGCCGCTTTCATCCATCACCAGCTTGTCAGCGCCCTCGGCCTGTGCGTCATCCTCGCTAATGTCGTGCAACCGCTCGACCCGGACGTCCGTGACGGTCAGGGTCATGCGCGACAGGCTGCGCGGCATGAACCGGCCCAAGCGCTTGTACCAACGGGGCAGACCCGGAAATGCCTTGTCGCGGCTGACCAGAAAATCGGCGGGCGGATCGTAGGCGACCATCGCCTTGGCACCGTCGAATGCCCATTTCGTCTTGCCGCCCTTTGTCAGCGCGCCTTCGACAACATGCCAACTGCCGAACTGATAATATTCCTCGCGGACATAGAGGCGGTCGCCCGGCTTGAACCCAGCGGAGAAGCGCACTTCACCCTCCTCATCGCCGAACCAACCCGGCGCGTCGTCGAGCGCGACGACATAGGATAGGCCGAAGTCATTAGCGCCGGTGCATATGCGCCGCGTCTGCGTCTTGCGCCCTTCGAGCAAAGCCCGCACCATCGGCGTGGAAAACAGAATCGGACGATCAGCCATGGAAACCTCGGATTGCGTTGAATTCGAAATGCCCCTGCAAATGCAGGGGAAGCTGGCCGGCGATCCGCAATTCGACGGGATGACGCGGCGCTACAGGATCAGTCGCGCGGCTATCGAGAAGTCGCTGGGAGAAGCCACCATCAACGTCTCCACCCAAGCTCTCTACGACGAATATTTCTTCGACGTCTGGATGACGATCGAGGACGAGGCATGGCGTAAGCGTCCCGTCGATGGGATCGTTCACCTTGGCCCAGATGACATCAAGGGCTGACATCACCGGCGCATCTCCTGCTTCTGCACCCATGCCGTGCGGTGCATCTCGTCCATCGTGACGAGCGGCTCGCTGGCGGCATCCTCGGCCTGGCGCTCGGCTGCGGCGTCGAGTTCATCGTCGGTCATCTCGCGCCAGCCATGGCCGTTGCAGGCCGTGCAGGTGACTTCGTAGAGGCCAGCGCCGATCCGCGACATGCGCTGTTCGGTCCAGCCGTTGCCATCACAGGTCGGGCATTCGATCTCAGGCCGATCACTCATAGGTCACCGCCTCCTTGCGCCCGCGCTCGCGAAACAGCGTTGCCGTTCCGACAGAGCGGCGGACGCGGCGATCGGGAAGGAAGATCGGCGGGTTGCGGTCGCCGGCGAGATGGACCTGGCGCCAATGGGCTGCATTGCTGGTCATCGTCTGTGACGCCGGGCCTTGTTAGGTGCCCGGCGTTCCCTTGGTGGATGGTTTACCCCGCCGCCCGCGCGCCGATCTGGCGCTTGAACTGGTCGAGGATGATTTGCTTGGCTTCGGCGGCCGGGATGCGCTTGGACTCGGTCAGCACCCGGTATTCGTCACGCATCGCGTGAGGTATATCCCGCAGCCGGGTTGCTGACAGGGAAGCCGCGCGCTTCGCATTCGTCTCCGGTGACAGGGTCTTCGCCACCACATCGGGCCGGGTCAGCACATCGCGCGCCAGGCGCTTGCCATGCTCCCGAAGCATCTCCTGATGCTCCGGGGTGGCCCGCACCTTCTCCATGGTCCGGCGCAGGGTTTCGCGCTTGGCGAGAATCGTGCCGGGTTTGGCGCAGTGACGGCGGATGCCTTCACGGCGGCGGCGCTGGATCTCGGGATCGGTCGCCATGTGCTTCGCCGAGCAGGATTTGCAGCGCTTCGCGCCGCGGCTGCGGGGGTGGGTGCAGTCGGTCACTTCTTCGGCGCCTTCAGCGTCTCGATGCGATCCATCGCGTGGGTGCGCAGCAGATCCGCATCTTCCTCGCCCAGTTCACCGAGCAGGGCATTGGCCTTGGCATTGACGTCGGCTACCAGTTCACAGGCATCGATCTGAGCCTTGGCCGATTCCAGCGTTACCGCATTGGCTTCGCCGCGCTGCTCATCCGCCGCACCTTCTTGCCAACCCTCAGTCTTTGCGTCCAACTCGCGGGCGGTTTCTTCATCATCGCCGCCCTGGTCGATGATCTCACCAGTTACCGGATCGAAATTCTCGCCGCTTTCGTCCCGCGTCGGCGGAGCAAGGGCCGTGGGAGCATCGGGTTCGATCGCCATCGCCAAGGTGGCCGACCGCGCCGCCAAAGCCTCGTCCACTGCCTCCATGTCGATGATGTCGCCCGACATGGGCAGCGTCTTCGAGTGGCGGCGCATGACAGTCTTCCGCGCCATCTCCGAGAACCAGTCCACCCAAGGCCCCTTCGGAGGGATCGGATTGCCCTGTCGGTCGGTCTTGCCAAGCGCGCCGGTCTGGCTCGCCTGGCGCACCTTGTTGATGTCGCGGCGCGGCATGACCTCGAAAGTCTTGGTGCCGTCCTTCAAGGTCGCCACCGAATAGGCGGCGGCAATGTCGTCGTCGCTGGGGTCGAACGTCGGATCGAGGTTGGGCTTGTGCCGCAGCATCCGCTCCGTGCCCTCCTCATAGATGAACAGCCCGGCCTCGATCTCCTGGCGATAAACGACGGCGGTCTGAATGTCGGCGACCTCGCCGGACTGGAGGATCTTCTTCCGCAGTCCATAGACCATCGGCATATACTGGACCTGCTTCACGCTGGTCCATTTGCCCTGGGCGTCCTTGACGCGGGTGTTGAACGTCACCAGCGCGGCCTCGCGCCCGTCGGGGAGCAGGCCGTCCTGCGCCGACTTCATGCAAGACGTGATCAGGGTCGCCCGGTCAGCCTTCAGGATGTCCGGGTTCGACTGCGCCGCGGTCATGATCGTGCGCTGGAACTTCTCCGGCGTGATATGCGCCGGCAGCGCCATCTTGAACTCGTCCGCCCGCTTCGAGAGCTGGAAGCGCAGATGGTCATAGGGATTTTCGTTCATGCGCTGGACGGCGCCGCCGTTCTCGCGCTGGGCGATAGCGTTCATCAGATATTCTCCGGGTGGAATTATTCGGCTTCGCCGAGATCGAGCGCGGGTGCCTCGGGCTCGACCTTGCCGAGGATGGGCTTGGTCTCGAAGGACGGCATCTCGTCAGCGATGGCAACGACATGGACGCGCTGCCAGCCATCATCGCTGCGACCGGCGATCTTCACTTCGTCACCAACGGCAACAGGCTCGCCGTCATTGTGATAGGTATAGCTGCGCTTGTCGTCGGGACGGAATTTGCAGGCGACATATTGACGGGACATGGGCTTTACTCCTCAGCGGATGGTCGTGCCGGTTTCGGGGAAGATGCGGACGCCCTTCATCTCGCGCGTGCCGCCGCGCACCTGGGCGGCGATGACCTTGTCGATCGCTTCCACCACCTTGGCGTGCTTCAGAATGGCGTCGGGCAGTTGCCGGACGCTGATGATTTCGTGTTTCCACGTCGTGGTGCGGACAACCTTGGCGCCGAAGTCGCCCTGCACGGGGGCCGGTGCGGCTTCCTCGACAGGCTCCGGCTCGACATGCACGGCCTCGGCCTCGCGGCTCTCGGCAGCGGCGCGATCATCCTCGATCTTCTGGAGGCGCTGACGCTCGGCCTCTGCAGCGGCAGCGGCTTCCTTCTGGCGCTGGCGTTCCTTCGCCAGTTCCTCGTCGTCGAACTTCTTGACCTTGGCCCTGGCGGCGCGCTCGGCATCCTGCAGCGGCGCGACGATAGCGTCGGCCCGGCCCTTCAACGCGCGCTGCGCGGTCAGCAGCGGCCGGTTCAGCTTTTCGCGTTCGCCCTCGACAGCTTTGCCGGCAGAGACCATCTGCTTGATCATGTCGGCATAGCGGCCCGCGATTTCGCGGCTGGTGATCTCCGGCGCGCGAGTGGCGCTGCCGAGCAGGTCCGAGATGCGCTTCGTGATGCCCTCGGTCGCCAGCGCCTCGGCCAGGTCGATGACAACCTGTTCCTCCAGCGGCGGATTGTTATGCCCCATCGGCGGGGCGGCCTGGGCGGCGGGGAACGGCTTGATGTCAGGAAAAGCGTTCATGTCGGCTCCTTCAGAACAACAGGGGGGTGGTAAGGGGGTCGGCCTTGCGGCGCGGGTCAGCGAGGGCGCTGTCCGGGGCGTGCTGCTGGGCCCAAGTCTGGGTGCGGCAGTAATGGCGGTATTCGGCATCAGTGATCGGATCGGCGGCACAGCGCGGCCAAACCCGTTCGATCTCGACCGGATCGTCGTTCACCAGCGCCTGCCATCGCGGGCTGCGATCCAACTCCTCGCCGGTCACGGGATCGTGCGGTGCGCCGTGCCAGATACGGACGCCGCAAAGGGCGCCGCCGGAGCGCATACGGAAGCGGTAGAAGCCAGCAACCGGCAGGTCGGGATCGAAGCCGATGCCGCGGAAGTCGCCGCCGTCCGAATAATCGACGCGGGCGCGGCTCATAGCTCGGCCTCGACCTGCTTGATGGCGGCGGCGACGGAAACCATTCCGCGATCCAGCTCGTCGTTGAATTCTTCGACGCGATCCCACTCGGCATCGTCAGCGCCCTCGGACGCATGGACGACATGGTCGCAGCGGAAATCGTCACGGATTCCCTCGATCATCCGATACATCTCGTCGCGGGGCTTCCGCAGCAGGCCGCGCGCCTCGTCCCTGATACGCTGTTCGGCGGTGAACAGGTCGCCCGCGATATCATCCAGCGCGAACCATGCGCGGATCACCGGCTTCGCGGCCGCAACCCACTGGTTGGCCTTCGCGATGGCGTCGGCGATGTTCGGTGCAGCGATCACGGAGGGCATCACAGCTGCTCCGGCAGGAACACGCACTGCGCGATCAGCATGGCGACCGAGAAGACGAGCAGCACGGCCATGGTGATGACAGGCATCTGATGCGGCGCGGCGCGTTCGGCCTCGCGGGCCTCGACCTCAGCCTTGTAGCTGTAGGCGTCGTCCCAAGCGGCAGACGCATCGTCGTGCGTCAGGCTGCGGGGCTGGTGATTGGTGGACTGTGCCACGGTGTTTCTCCCATCGGCGTTGTGCCGTTGAGAGACTGGATAGTTGGATAATTCCTACTCGTCAACAATAAGTTGGATTTAGCCTACCCTAAAATCCTACCTTATTGGAAATTCGGGAAATTATCCTTCCTCTTTGATTGAAAGTTGGAGACATTCCATCTCCTCCTCCGCGTCCTCGTCCGAAAGGAAGCCGTTATCTACGAGGTTGTTCAAGATCTCCTGTGCTAGATTGAGATAACCTTTCCCTACCCCAGACAGGATGCCGCGATAAATATGGTGCTCGCCTGACGCGCATCGCGCGGAGCAAATCTTGAATGCGGCGAACAGGACGGAGTTTGCCGCATCGATATCTCGCGGCCCAATCTGGATTGACCTGTCGGACTGGCGGCGCAAACCCTCGTTCAGACGCTGCCGGACATCTCCCCACGCGATATATTCGGCGAATGCGTCATCGCCCCAGCTAATCGCCTTAAGCAGCCGTCGCTTGCTTGGGCTGAGAAATATGTTCGACAGAAACGACATTGGCCCCCTACACGAAATCGTCGTTGGTCAGCACCTTGTCGATCCGCAGCACCTCGGACATAGGAATGCGAAACACCTTCGCCGGCCGATATTGCTCCAGCTCGACATATTGCGCTGTGCGTCTGACTAGCCGCTTCACCAGCACCGACCGGGCTGTCATGCCATCGTCGCTATCGTCGATCGGTCGCAGATAGACGACGACATCGTCATCGGAGCGCAGCGGGCTGTCCCACTGACAGAACAGGAAGGCGCCGTCGCGGTGTGCGGGGTACATGGATTCGCCCTGCACGTAGAGACCATAGACGCGCTCGATACCGTTGCTGATCGGCGGACGCTTCCGAAACTCGATAATCTCGGCGCTGTTCAGCATTGTCTGTTCGATAGACGCCCCGTCCACAACCTTCTCCGCCCCTAGCGCCGTGCCGAACACGGGCATGTCGTTTCTCACCTGGGCCAGCGAAGCCCCTTCAAACTCAATCGGCTGGGCATTGCTGGCGGGCCGCTCTTGGATTGCGACCAGATCCGCCTCGGTCTTCCCGATGTACGCGAGAACCTTCGACAGATTATCGCTTCGGATGCTGCCACCCTTTCCTTTGAGATTGGTGAAGAAGCCACGGTTCACCCCCGCCTCCTCCGCCCAGCGGGTCGCGGGAAGGTTCGCGGGCTTGAGGGCCATCAGCTGGTCATAGAGCCGCTGTCCTTTGGAAATATCCTTATCTGGCATGTTGGATATTTCCCACAAATGCATTTGAGTTTCGAGCATGACGTTTCCAACTTTACGAGTAGGATTTATCCGTCTATGTAGGATTTATGGAACACAAACTCCCGACAGACGCCGAGATGCTTCAACGCATTGAGACATTCTGCGCAGAGCATTCGCTGCCGCCCACCACGTTCGGCCGTTTGGCGGTCGGAGACGGGAATCTGGTTACCGGATTGAGGCGGGACCGTTCGATGACGCTGCGCACCGGCCAGCGGATCATTGATTTCATGGCAAGCTACCGCGCGGGCGTTGCCGAGAAAGCCGCATGACCGCGCGCATCCGCTGCCCCTTCGATCCCCTGTTCTGGCCGCGCTTCGTGGTCGGGCTGCTGCGCCTGCGCAAGGCTGTGCCCGCGTTCACCCCGGAGCAGGAGGCGCGGCTGCGCGCCTTGATCGCGGACATGAACGCGAAGGCGCCGCGCCATAAAAGCATCGACGAGATTGTCGATAGCTATGCCGGGGCGACCTGTGACCGCATCGAGGCCGTCACGGAGCATTCCCGTCTTCGTCGTCAGATTGAACGAGGCGCAGATGCGGAACGGTGAGTTCGCCTTTGCTCCGGGCCGCGATGGCAAAAACCTCCATGAGGCTGGCCGCTTCGGCTGTGTTGGCCTTCTTCTGGGCTTGCAGCGTCGCGTCGCTCTGCATCTGGAAAGCCTTTGCGGCGGTATCCAGCTGCTCGGCCCTGATCGCGCCATTGTCGACGAGTGCGGAAACAAGGCTGCTGAGGACAAGGACAAGCGCCTCATCGGTTTGTGGTGGAATGGACACAGCGAATCTCCCTTCGCCGCACCTGTAGCACAGGGAGGCCGGGCCTGATGTTCGCCTTCGCAATTTGGATGCTCGCCCAGATTCCAGTCGGGATCATCGTTGGCAAGTTCATCGCCTCGGGTCGCACCGATAGCGCGGCCGGGTCGGCCCTGCACGGTCGGCCCGGCTGCAACTCTGAAAATTTCCCCCTTCATGAGGATGCTCAGTAAATGACGGAGCGTAACGACATCTCGTCTCGCACCTGCGAAATTGTGCAGGCAGTCGAGGCTGGTCAGCTGGCGATGTTCCGTCTGGCCGAGCGTAATCATGGCCTGACCCTCAAAATCCTCTCGTTGGAAACGGGCATTCCCCACGGCACGCTGCGTTCCTATGCGCAGGGCACGGCGATGCCGGTGTCCGCGCTGGTGAAGCTGTCGCGCGCGATCCCGAACGAATTGACCAGCCTGATGCTCGATCCCGGTGGCAAGGTCGTGGCCGATGCGGAGGCAGAGGAAACCGATCTGGACGACGCCGCAATCGCCGCGCTGGAATATGCGCTGCGCTGGGCACGGTCCCGTCATCCCGAAAGCCCGTCCGGCGTGCGCATCGACCACACCGAAAAGCCCGGCCTGCATCTCGCCGCCGCTGGCCTTCAGGATCGCGTCGGAAAGGTGGCGTAATGAGCGTCTATTTCCTTCAGCATGGCGCGTCCGGCCCGGTCAAAGTCGGATATTCGAAGCGCCCGGAAAAGCGGATCGCGACCATTGCGACCTCCTGCCCTGACCCGATTGTTGTTCTGGCGGTCATTGATGGATCGCACGCCTTAGAGCAGCGCATCCATCGCGCATTCCGCGCCCACCGATACAGGGGCGAATGGCTGCGCCCTACCGACGAGGTCATCTCCTTCGTAACCCTATGCGCCAGCGCAAGTTCTGCGGAGATCGAGCGCCGACTGGCCGACATGGAGGGGGCCGCACGCGAAAACCTCGCTGACCTTGACGCCTCGGGACAAGCGTTTGCCGCGATCTTTCGGCTGGGCGTGTGCGCATATGTGAAGAAGCATGGCGCCGGAACCTTGTCGCACCATTCTGGAATCGCCCGCCGGCGCATCCGCGCAATCATCGATGGAGCCGAGGCGAGCATCACGGAACTGGCAGCGTTCGCAAATGCTGCGCCTGAGATTGTCCATGCAGCAGCAATAGCGGTCCGCGACAATCTCCCCGAACTGGAAGCGGCCCGCGATACGCTCGACGAGCTGATCCGCCGCCGGGTGCAGCGCGCATGACCGCCGCGCCCACTCAGCAATGCCAGTGCGGCAAGCCCTTCGCGGCAAAGCGCGTGCCGAAGACCGGCATGTGCCGCAATTGCTGGTCGCTGAAGGGGCTGCGCAAATCTTCACATGGAAAGGAAAGCTGAATGTCTAGTGGGCACATTGCCTCCGAAGACCTGCGCCTCGGTATCGAGCGCATTGAACGATTGGAGGAAGAAAAGAAGGGCATCGCGGACGACATCAAGGATGTCTATGCCGAATATAAGGCCAAGGGCTTCGATACGAAGACCATGCGCGACATTATCCGCCTGCGCAAAATGTCTGCCGAGCAGCGCCGTGAACGCGAAGCGATGCTGGACATTTACAAGGCGGCCTTGGGTATGCTGGACGGCACCCCGCTCGGCCGCTGGGCTGTGGAGCGCGTGTCCAAGCCCGAAGATCAGCCAGAACAGGATCATTGCCCTGATGATGCTGCACCTGATGCAACCGATCAGGAAGATGCCGCTGAGCGTGCGCCGGAACCCACGGTCGAAGACGCCCGTCGTATGGGCACGGAGGCAGCACAGGCGAACAAGCCCGTCACCTCCAATCCGTTTCCCGCCCGCGATGCGCGCCGCGCTGCATGGGACGAAGCGTGGTGCCAGCATCTCGGCTCCGACGGCATGGACATTCCCGATGCACTAAAGCCGACCCCGAAGAAAAAGGGGCCTTCGCCTGAAGCTGCGGGAGAAGATGAATGAGCCGGCGCGTAATTGAAATGCAGCCGCCGACGCTCGACCAGCTCGTCGGCGATCCCGGCTCCGCACGCTCGGAACTGGAGAAGGAATTCGGCAACCTTGGCCTGGTCGTGATGCCAGGCGATGCTGAAGCACCGATCTTGACCGCTCCGGTGCGCGCGGCGCTGCATCAGTGGCTGTTCGAAATGAACGCCGAGCAGGATCTTCAATCGGTTGGCCTGAAGCCCCGCAGCCGCGCCCTTCTCTCCGGTCCGCCCGGTTGCGGTAAGACGACGCTGGCGCACCACATTTGCGCCCGCCTCGGCGTGCCGATGGTCGTGATCCAGTCGCAGGAGATGATTGGGAAATATCTCGGCCAGACCGGCAACAATCTGGCGAAAACGTTCCGGTCGGCCCGGCGAAATGCCTATGGCGTCGCCTTGTTCTTCGACGAGTTCGACGCACTGGCGAAGCGTCGCGACGCGCTGAATAGCGAAGGCGCGGACAATGAGCGCAGCAACATCACCATCGCGCTCCTCCAGGAGTTCGACCGTTATGACGGCCTTCTCTTTGCTGCCACCAATGTCACGAAGGACATTGATCCGGCCGTCTGGCGGCGCTTCCAGCTTCAGATCGAGATCGGCCTGCCCGGCACGGCAGAGCGGTTCGCTATCGTCCGCCTCTACCTCGCCCCGTTCGAAGTCGACGACGACACCGTCGCCGGCATTGCGGATGCCTTCACTGACGCATCGCCTGCCCTGATCCGGGAGGGCTGCGAGGCGATCAAGCGGTCTCTTGTTCTCGGCCCGCGCATGAAGCTTCCGACCGATCTGCCCTCCATCCTCGACCGGTTCGCCGCCTCGGCATCCGCATCGGAGGGGATGCCGGAGCCGAAATTGTGGGGCGAGCGTCGCACCGTCCTTCGCGATGCCGCCAATCTTCCGTGGCCGCCAGAAATGGGAGCCACCTAACCAGCTACCCCCGGTCGATAGACTGCCCGGACGCCTGCGTCGGCCCGGGACCAAACAAGGACACGATGTCCCGCAAGGGGCCAAGCGGTTCGATCAGGGGGATAGGCGTTCAGCCGCAAATCGTGACCACCGACGCACATTTTTGAGGAGAATATCATGAGCGACATCCATCCCGCACCCGCGGAATTCTCGGCCGACCAGATCGGCGCCGATCCGATCTTGCGCTATTTCCACTATTCGCACCTGCCAGCCGTCCTTCAGGGCGCGAGCAAGCCCTTCTGCGATCTCGCGCGCCACATGGTCGAGACGCTTCCTCGCAATCCCGAACGCACCGTCGCTCTCCGCAAGCTGCTGGAAGCCAAGGACGCTGCCGTCCGCGCCAACGTCAACTGAGTTCCGCGGAGGGTGGTCCCTTGGCCGCCCCGAGCATGAATTCAGCGGGTGCTATATGAAAATCGAACTCCCCTTCCCTGCCAAGATCCTGTGGCCCAATGGCCGCGGGCATCACATGCGCAGGCACAGTGCCGCGAAGAAGCATAAGGGCTGGGCGCGGGCCGCCGCCCTAGCCGAGCGCAAACACGCGCCGGCCGGTGAGCAGCTGCGTCTGATCGCCACCTTCCATCCGAAGCCCGCAGGCCCGGCGCCCGACAAGGACAATGCCGGGGCCAGCCTGAAGGCCTATCAGGATGGGATCGCCTGGGCGCTGGGCGTCGACGATCGCCATTTCGGGGAACCGGAGATCCGTTTCGGCGACCGTGTGAAGGGCGGCAAGGTCGTGATCGAGGTGGTTGCCGGGTGACAGGCTGGATTCGCCTTCATCGTGGCTGGCGCGACTGTGAAGTCTTCGGTGATGAGCCGATGACGGAACGGGAGGCATGGGTGTGGCTGATCGAGAAAGCTGCATGGAAACCGTGCGTCCGCCGCAATGCCAAAGGTGAACGGGTACAGCTCGATCGTGGGCAATTTCACACCTCTCTGCGCAATCTCGGAGAGGCTTGGAGCTGGGGTAAAAACAAGGTCGCCCGCTTCCTTGAGCGTCTCGAAGATCATGAAATGATCGGGACAGTCGCAGGACAGTCTGGATGCACCATAACCATCTGTAATTACGACGTTTATCAGGATGCTCGGGACAGTTCGGACCAAGATGGCGGGACAGTCGCGGGACAGTCGCGGGACACACAAGAAGAAGGGAAAGAATATACTTCGGTATCTAAAGATACCTCAGTGGTGATGCCGCGCGCGTCCGAAAAGGGACATCGCATTCCGGCGAATTGGCATCCCGGCCCCCTCCCCGCCACCGTCGCCGCTCTGGTCGCCCAATGGCCCCCCGGGAGGGAGGAGAGGGAGCTGGAGGGCTTCCGCGATTACTGGGAGGCCCGCACCCGCGACGCCGCCCGGAGCGACTGGGACAAGGTTTGGCACAACCGCATCCGCGATCAGCACGACAGGGTTTTGAGGGAAAATCGAAATGGGTCAGGAAATTTCAATTCAGGCGGGCGGAGCGGTGTCGCCGAAGCTATCCATACCGCGCGGGATCGCCTCGGCCTTAGCCGATAACCGGTTCAGCCTGACGGAGTGGACGACAGCGACGGCGCTCGAACGCATGGACCGCAGCGATCGCCAGCGCGTTCCCGGCCTCGCCCAGCAGGCAGAGGCAACGCTGCGCCCCGCTGATCGCGAGTGGTTGAGCGACCGCCTTTCGACGCTGTGGATGTTCATGTCGAATGAGCGCGACCCCGACCGCACCACGACCTGGCTGCACGAATCCATGCGGCTGCTGGACGATCTGCCGCAGGACATCGTTTCGCCGGCCATTGATGAGGCGGTAAAGAAATCTGAACGCGGCTTTCTGCCCAGCATCGGAGCCATCCGCGCCATTGCTGATCCCATGCTGGAGGACCGGAGGCAGAAGGTTCGACGCCTGCGGATGCTTGCGGATGCGATCCTTGCTCCGGAAATGCCGAAGCTGGAGCGGGAGCCTTTCAAACCCTGCTCACCAGAAGATGCGGCCGAGATCATGGCGGAAAATGGGATCAGCCGCATGGAGGCCACCAAGCCGCGCTGCATCGACCCGACCCGCCTGCGCGGCCCGAAGGCCATCACGGTTGAGGATTATGTTTCTCTTGGCCTGACACGCGAAGCCGCTGAACGCGCCATCGCCGAATTTCAGGGGCGCACCGCGTGAGGCAGGTCCGTGAGATCGAATGCCTCTGCGGGGCACGGGAAACCGACGAGGGCCAGTCGGTCCCGCTCCGCTGCTGGGGCTGCGGCAAGGACACCATGGGCCAGTTCACGCGCCGCACCGGGGGAAAGGTTTAATGGATCAGGTCGCGGGCTTCGCCATCATCGCCTTCACAATCATCACGGTCGCAGCGGGGACAATTGGAAAATGATCAGGGAACCTAAGCCGGGTCGGGCTTTGACGGAACGGGAAACGATGCTGGTCGGCATCGTGCGGGAATGCACGGAGGCGGCGCTGCCCGTCCCCTCGATCGATGACATCGCGGAGCGCCTCGGCGTCGCCAATGGCGGCACGGTGCCGGAACTGTTCCGCCGGCTGCACGACATGGGCGTCATCATCAACAAGCCCTTCCAGCGTGGTCGCCAGGTCTGCCTGGTTGAAACCGGGAAGTGGTCGGCGGCTCCGATGTCCACGGCCCCGCACTGGCGGGACCGTCCCCGCGACGTCCCGACGCCTGCTCCGGTCGCGGTGAAGACACGGCGGCCGGACATCGCGGCTGAGATTTTTACCGAAGCGGCCCGGCTGGGTAAGCCTGCGGTGGAGTACCTCGCGGATCTGGTTTTTGTGGGTTGGGAGATCGAAAAGAGCCGTGGCTAAGCTGGATGGAAAGCAGGCGCGTTTCGTCGAAGAATACCTCGTCGATCTCAATGCCACCGCTGCCTACCGGCGTGCGGGTTATGTGGCGAAGGGAAATTCGGCGGAGGTCAATGCGTCGCGCCTACTCAGAAATGCTAAGGTTCAGCGGGCCATAGCCGCTGCGCAACAGGCATTGAGCGAGCGGACGCAGATCACGCAAGAGATGGTGCTGCGTCGTTGGTGGGAGATCGCGACGGCCGATCCCAACGAGTTGATCCAGTTCCGCCGCACCTGCTGCCGGCACTGTCATGGTGATGATTTCGGCTATCAGTGGATCGATGACGCCGAATTCCGCAAGGCCGTTGCCGCTGCTGCAATGGTCGAGGATGCCGGACCGCAGGACATGCCCAGCGATGATGGCGGCTATGGCTTCGACAAGAAGGCGGACCCGCACCCTGATTGCCCGAAATGCGCCGGCGAAGGGCGCGAGGACATCCATGCGCTCGATACCAGGCATCTGAAAGGGCCTGCTCGCCTGCTCTATGCGGGTGCGAAGATCACGAAGGAGGGCTTCGAGATCAAACTACAGGATCAGGGCAAGGCGCTGGAGAACGTCGCCCGTCACCTCGGCATGTTCAAGGACAAGGTCGAGCATGATATCACCGACGATCTTGCCGCGGCCATCATCGCGGGCAATGCCAGGGTGAACAATGGCCGCCAGTGACCGGCTCGCCCTCGCCCAGCGTATCGGCGAGCTCCGCTATTCCCCGCTCGATCATGCCCGGTTCGCCTATCCATGGGAGACCGAGGCTTTGCCCGCGCCCGGCCCTCGCACCTGGCAGCAAGAAACCTTCCTCCAGATCGAGGAGCATCTGTCCAACCCGGCGCTGCGTTTCACGCCCTGCCGCATCGGCATCGCTTCCGGGCATGGTATCGGCAAATCCGCCGGGATCTCGATGATCAACAAATGGGCGCTCGACACCTGCGTCGACACCCGCATCGTCATCACCGCCAACACTGAGGGCCAGCTGCTGACAAAGACCGGGCCGGAACTGGCGAAGTGGGCGCAGCTCGCCGTCACGGACGACTGGTTCAAGGTCAACGCGACCAGCATCGTGTCGACCATGGGCGACCGCTCGAAGTCGTGGCGCACCGATCTTGTGACTTGGTCGGCCAACAATACCGAGGCGTTCGCGGGCCTGCACAACCAGGGCAAGCGAATCGTCCTGATTTTCGACGAGGCATCAGGCATCATCCAGAAGGTCTGGGAGGTCGCGCTCGGCGCCCTGACCGACGAGGATACCGAGATCCTGTGGCTCGCCTTCGGCAACCCGACGCTCAACACCGGGTCATTCCGCGACTGCTTCGGCAAGAGCCGGAACCTCTGGAAGACGAAGCAGATCGACAGCCGGACCGTCGAGGGCACGAACAAAGCCTATCTGCAAGAGCTGGTCGATACCTACGGCATCGACAGCGACATCGTGAAGGTCCGTGTCCTTGGACAATTCCCGTCGGCATCGTCGATGCAGTTCATCGGCATGGATGTGGTCGAGGCGGCGCAGCAGCGCGCCGTGCAGTCGATCGGGTCCGACCCGCTGATCTATGGCGTCGACATCGCCCGCTTCGGTGATGACCATAGCACGCTCGCCAAGCGTTGCGGCCGCGATGCGAAGTCCCGGCCATGGAAACGGTGGTATGGCGCCGACACCATGACCGTAGCGGGCGACATCGCCTTGGAGGCGCAGCAGGAGCATCCCGACGCGATCTTTGTCGATGTGGGCGCCATGGGGGCGGGTGTGATCGATCGCCTGCGCCAGCTTCTGCCGGAGACGCCAGTCTTCGAGGTCAACTTCGGCGGCAAGGGCCGCGATGCTGTGTGGGCCAACAATGTCCGCGTCAAGACCAAGAACAAGCGGGCGGAAATGTGGACGTCTATGCGGACTTGGCTGGAGTATGGCGCAATCCCCGAGGATCAGGGTCTCGCCGACGATCTCACCAGCCCCGAATATGGCTATGATGCGGAACAGCGGATCGAGCTGGAGAAAAAGGATCACATGAAGGCCCGCGGTGTCGCGTCGCCGGACGATGCCGATGCGCTGGCCTGCACCTTCGCCGAGCCTGTCGCACCACGCGCTGTGCCGGGATACCTCAACCCCGAAAGCTATGGTCACGCGGGCAGCTACGACCGCTACAAGGAGCTGTATTGATGGATGATTTCTGGGTGTGGGCCATGCGCACCTATCCCGGTTCCGATCGGCACTGGATCAGGCGGAACGAACCGGCGTTGCGGCAGGCGTTCCAGCGGGGCACCAATCCGCGCCCGGTGCTGCCGTCTCCGCCGCCTGCGCCACGCTATGACCGCTATAGCGAACTGGACTGAAGCCGTCGATTCAACCGAATAGCCCGCAGCCATAATTCTGCTCCCGTAATCCAGCGGGAGACAGACCATTTGCACCTCAACCCCTGACGTCGCGACTGTCCCCGAACGGCAGTCGGTGCAGCTGCCCGATCAGGGTGCGGATGTGTCCGGCGACCGCGACGCCCGCCGTCGTCGCCGCGCCATGATCTCGGGCCTCATCACCAGCCCGTCTGGCGCGCTCGGCAGCGCCAACACCTCGGCCACTTCCAACACGCTCGGCTGATGGCTTCGATCCGCCAGGACTGTGAGACCCGGCTTCAGGGTATGAAGGAAATCCGGCAGGACTATGAGCCGGACTGGAAGGAGATCGCGCGCTTCTGCCAGCCGGCCCGTTCGCGCTTCCTCAATTCCGAGACGAACCGATCGCGCCGCCTACGCAATTCCAAGCTGTTCGACGAATACGCCATCACCAGCTATCGCACGCTGGCCAATGGCATGACGTCCGGCCTGTCGTCGCCGTCGCGCCCCTGGTTCAAACTGGCGACCTATGACGAAGCCCTGATGGACGAGCCGGATGTCCGGTTCTGGCTGTCCGAGGTCGAACGGCGCATGGGCGCCTTCTTCGCGTCCACCAACTTCTATGGTGCGGCAAAGACCGGCTATCATGAACTCGGCCTGTTCGGCACCGAAGCCTGCGTCATGGTCGAGCATCGCACGCTCGGCATGGTCTGCCACGCCCTGACCGCTGGTGAATATTGGGTGTCCATGTCGGACGCCATGGTAAACGACACGCTCTATCGCCGGACGCCTATGAATGTGCGGCAGGCGGTCCAGTCCTTTGGCAAGGCCGTGCGGAAGGACATCATGAGCCGCTATGATCGCTCGGATTACGAGGCGATCGTCAACGTCTTCCATGCGATGGAACCGGACCCGGATTATCGCCAGGGCAATCCGTTCTCGAAGCCGTACCGCTCGGTCTATTGGGACGAGGACGATGGCAAGGAAGCAGTTCTTCGCCTGTCCGGCTATCATGACCAGCCCTTCTATGCGCCGCGCTGGGACACGACCGGATCGGATACCTACGGCACCTCGCCCGCAATGGAAGGCCTTGCCACCATCCGCGAACTGCAGGTGCAGGTGAAGCGCCGCAACGAGGCTATCGATCATCTGGTCAAGCCTGAGAAGGTCGCGAAGGCCGGGATGCGGTTGACCGGCCAGCCCGGCAACATCGTTTCGGCCGCCGACGTCGACAAGGACGTCGTCATGGTGCCGTATCAGATCCCGTATCAGGCGCCCCAGATCATCGGGCAGGAGATCGAGCGCTGTTACCGGCAGATCGACTCCACCTCCTATGCCGACCTGTTCATGGCGATCACCAATATGCAGGGCATTCAGCCCCGCAATATCGAGGAGATCGCGGCGCGCAACGAGGAGAAGCTGACCCAGCTGGGGCCGACCATCGAGCGTGTGAACAATGAGAAGCTGGCCATCGCCATCGATCGCGTCTTTGGCATCCAGTTGCGCGGCGGAATGCTGCCGCCGGTGCCGGATGCGATGAACGAGACCGAGCTGAAGGTCGAGTTCGTGTCCATCCTGACCCAGATGCAGCGCATGGTCGGCCTCGGTCAGATCGAGCGCACGGCGTCCTTTGTCGGCAATCTGGCTGGCGCGTTCCCGGATGCTGCTGACAAGCTCAACACCGACGAGATGATCGATGAGTATGCCGATCGCGCCGGGACGCCGCCGAAGCTGATCCGCACCGCCGAGCAGGTCGCGCAGATCCGGCAACAGCGCGCCCAGCAGCAGAACCAGGCGAAGATGGCCGAGATGATGCCCGCCGTTCAACAGGGCGCGGACGCCGCCCGCCTCCTGTCCGAAACCGACGTCAACGGCCAGCCGATGCTCGACACGCTTCTTGGTGGCGCATGACCCAGCACGAAAAGGATATGGCAGAGCTTCTGGGTAGCGCTGCCTTTCGCCGTTTCCTGTTCCGGTCGATTCAACAGGCCGGGATTTTGGCTATCTCCAGCAATGGGCGCGACGGTCGCGATCTCGCATTCAGCGAGGGGCGGAGAAGCCTCGGATTTGACATTCTTCGCGACGTGGACGCGGGCCAGCCCGCTCCTCTGCGCCATCCCCATAGCATCATGACGCTCATCGCAGCGCTGCGCGAGGAAGTCGACCAGCCTCTCAAGGAGAAACCCAATGCGCGTGACCGGTATTCTGAAGTTTCCGAATAGGCATAGCCTGCTGGCTGGCGTCGCCATGACGGCGATGGAGCGCCGTGCCGGCCGATTCCTGCGCGCGCCTGACCATGATGCCGGGACCGGCGGCGGTGCTGATGCCGGCGCGTCGGGCGATTCCGCTGATGGCGCGGGCGATGCAGGCGCGGCTGACGCCGCAGCTGCTGCATCTGGCGCAGATGGTTCCGCCGGGGGTGATGGCGCGGGCGCCGCTGCCTCTGATGATGGCGCAGGGAGTGGCGCCGATCAGGGTGCAGCGGCTGCTGGCGATGATGACGGCACTGCTCTTGGTGGCGCAGGCAAGAAGGATGGTGAAGGCAGTGAAGCCGATGGCGCCGCCCAACATGTCGTGCCGGAAGCCTACGAACTGACCGCCCCGGACGGCATGGCGATCGATCAGGATCTGCTTGCCGAAGCAACGCCAGTCTTCAAGGAACTGGGCCTGTCGAACGACCAGGCCAACACCATCCTGCCGGTCGCCAAGAGCCTGATGGACAAGACGCGCGACGCGACCGTCCAGGGCATGATCGATGCCGGCAACCAGCAGCGCAAGGCCTGGCTGGACGAGGCAAAGGCCGACGCTGAAATCGGCGGAAATAACTGGGATGGCAGCTTGCACAACGCCGCGAAGGCGCTGGACGCGCTCGGCCATCCCGAAGGGTCGCCGTTTCGGCAGGCCCTTAACGAAACCGGCTTCGGCAATCACCCCGAGTTCATCCGCATCTTCGCGGGCCTCGGGGCACGCATTGGCGAGGATGGTGACTTCGTGCGCGCCGATGCGGGGGCGAAGGTCGACGTGCCGCTCGAAAAGCGGCTGTATCCCAATGATTAAGGAGTGAAGATATGGCCATTTTGGGCAACACGTATCTGCAGCTGATTGATATGATGAAGCGAGCCGACGAGCCGCTCTATGGCATCGTCGAGGCGCTTGCTCGTCTCAATCCGTTCATGAAGGACGCCAACGTCCTGACCTGCAACCAGGGGACCAAACACAAGTCCCTGATCCGCACCGGCCTGCCTGCAGTGTCGTGGGGCGCGCTCTATCAGGGCATCGCGCAGGGCAAGTCGACCACCGCTGAAGTGGAAGACACGACCGGCTTCGTCGAAGGTCTCTCGCCTGTCGACGAGCGTTTGCTGGCCCTCTACGGCGACAAGGCCGCGGCGGTCCGGATGTCGGAAGCCAACGCCTTCTTCGAGGCAATTTCGCAGGCGGTCGAAAGCGCGATCTGGTATTCCAACGTGAATATCAACGGCAAGCAGTTCCACGGCCTGGCGCCGCGCTACAACTCGCTGTCGAACCCCAATGTCGTTGCGGGCGGCGGCGCCGGCTCCGATAACACGTCCATCTGGGTCGTTACCCACGGCGACCAGCAGACGAGCGTGCTTGTTCCGGAGAACATCAAGGCAGGCATCCAGCGCGAGGATATGGGCCGTCAGCGCGTGCTGGATGGGAACGGCAACCCCTTCTACGTGAAGGAAGAGAAGTTCAGCCAGCACCTTGGCATCGGCGTGAAGGACTGGCGCTACAATGCACGCGTCGCGAACATCGACGTGTCCGATGTCATTGCTGGCACCACGAAGGTCAACCCGCTTCTGCGCAAGGCCTACTATCGCCTCCAGGGCCGCCGTTCGTATCAGATCGACATGCCGGGCCAGTTCAACCCCGGCAACACCGTCATCTATATGAACAAGACGCTGCTGGAAGCGCTCGATGCCGAAGGCACCAACGCCGCGGGCACCGACAACTTCGTCCGGCTGAAGCCGATGGAGATCCAGGGCGAGGAAGTCCAGTCGTGGCGGGGCATCCCGATCCGCGAGACGGATGCGCTGCTCAACACCGAAACCCTCGTTGCATAAGGAGGTATCGCGATGATTTTCGACAACACGCTGCTGTTCAGCGATGCCCAGGCGATCACGGCCGATGCCGGTTCGACCAACACCATCGATCTGGGCGCCACCGGCACGCCCTTCGGCGCGTCGGCCGCCCTCGTCCGCGACATTGGCAAGGGGTGCAAAATCCCCCTGTCGATCTCCGTGGTCGAGGCGTTCAACAACCTGACCAGCATCGAAATCTCGTTGCAGGTCGATGACAATAGCGGCTTCTCATCTCCCAAGACGGTCGCTCGCTCCGCTGTCATCGCGCTCGCTGACCTCACGGCCGGCAAGCAGATCGACTTCCCCGACTACATCCCGCAGGGCGCGAATGAGCGCTATCTGCGGCTGTATTACGACATCACTGGCACCGCCCCGACCACCGGCAAGATCACCGCCGGCGTCGTAGCTGCTCGCCAGACCAACTTTGTAGGAGGTCAGTAATGGCTGAATTGAAGACCTATCGCGCTCGCGAACGCGGCTATGTCGACGATCGCATGATCGAGGAAGGGGAAACCTTCACGACCGCGGCGCCCAAGGGCAAGTGGATGGCCCTGCTCGACAAGGACGGCAACGAGATCGAAGATCCCGAGCCGGAGCCGAAGGCTGATCCGTTGCAGGCGCAGATTGACGAACTGAAGTCGGACCTCTCGACCGCGCAGGCCCGTGCGGAAGGTGCTGAAAAGGCGCGGGACGATGCACGTGCCGAAGCTGACCAGTTGAAGTCGGACCTCTCGACCGCGCAGGCCACGATCACGGATCTCCAGTCCAAGATCGCGGCTTTCGACCACGACGGCGACGGCCAGCCCGGCGGCTCCGCCAAGACAGCGGCCAAGAAGTAATAGGGGTGGCGGGGGGCTTCGGCTCCCCGCCTGCTACCCATGCCCAATTATCAGGAACGCACCCCCCGCCATGGATCGCCGAAGCGCATTCGGCAGGTAACAGGCCAGCCGCCGGAAAATGACTTCCGTGTCGGCGAAATCCGTGGCGCGCCGTTCATCACCCTCGTTCTCAGCGATGTCATGGAAACCGAGCGCCTGCTGGCCGCTGGGCCGGACATTGCCTTTGTTGATGGAGGTGCGAAGGCGAATATCACCTTCACCCTGACCACGACCGGAATTGTCGCCGCGACCTATGGTGCAGCGCTCAAGATCCCGATCATCCACTTCGACGATAAAGGCCGTGCGGTATCCGCGTCGGAAGCCAGCCTCGGCACCGCAGCCGCCCTCGATGCAGACAATGACAATACGCTGTCGGCAAATAGTAGCGCGCGGCTGGCAACGCAGGCTGCGGTCAAGGCCTATGTCGACAATGCCGTTACCGGCCTGCTCGATTATAAAGGTGGATTCAGCGCATCCGGCAACCCGAATTACCCCGCTGCGTCGAAGGGCGATGCCTATGTGGTAACGGTGGCGGGCAAGATCGGCGGCGCGTCCGGCAAGGCGGTCGACGTCGGTGACGTTTTTGTCGCGAGCGCCGATAATGCGGGCGGGACCGAAGCGGCGGTCGGCGCGTCGTGGTTCGTGCTGGAGCACAATCTCCAGGGCGCGCTTCTCTCGGCCAATAATCTAGCCGATGTTGCCAACCCGGCGACGGCGCGGGCAAATATCGGTGCGGGCACGGTAACAAGCGTGGACCTGTCCGGCGGCACGACTGGACTGACATTCGGCGGCGGCCCTGTCACGACAGCGGGCACGATAACCCTGACGGGAACGCTGGCTGTCGCCAATGGCGGCACCGGGACAGCAACAACCTTCACGGCCGGTTCTGTCGTGTTTGCAGGTGCGTCCGGGGTCTATTCCCAGGATAACGCCAATCTGTTCTGGGATGATACCAACGACCGTCTGGGCATCGGTACCGCATCGCCAGGAGAACGGGTCGAAGCCTATATTGGTAGTGCCTCCTTCGTCGTCCTGAAGGCCACGAATACGGCTGGCTATGGCAAGTTCGGCGTCCGCGATACCGGCGACGCCTATGTCGAAGCGCCATCCGGCAAGGAGATTTCCTTCTGGAATGGCTCGCGCCGCATGACGGTTACATCCGGCGGCAATATCTACGCAACCGCCGGCACGACCGGGATGACAGACGGGTTTTTCTATATTCCCGCTGCGGCGGGGGCGCCGACCGGAACGCCGACTACGATCAGTGGCCGGGTGCCGATGTATTATGACACCACGAACAACAATTTCTATGTCTACAACGGGGCATGGAAGAAGGTGCTGCTGGCCTGACCTGTGGGCCGTCGATTCAAGCGCTAGGACCGCCATCATAGAGAAGCGGCATGGCTTCTCAAATTGGCATCTGCAACGAGGCGCTGTCCGAGATAGCGGCGGACCCGATCAACTCGATCGAAGAGGCGTCGACCAGCGCCTTCTATTGCCGGATGCATTATGCCTCCGTGCTGGAGGAGGTGTTGAGCTGGACCGATTGGGATTGGGCGCTTCGCCGGGTCAGCCTGGCCGTACAGGTTAATGATCGCCCCGGTGAATGGCTCTATCGGTACGGTAAGCCCGCCGACATGGCGGAGGCGGTGCGGGTGCTGCCTACTGTGACCGAGCAGGTGACCAGCCTTCCCGTTGTAGGGCCCTATCCCTTTCCTGCCTGGGACGCGCTGGGTAAGCTGCCTTTCATCACCGCGAACGGCTCGATCTATACAAACCTCGTCGACGCGATCCTAGAATATCAGGTCAATTCCGTCGATCCTGCTGTCATTGATCGCTTTGCCGCGCGGGCTGCGGCGCTGGAGCTGGCGACCCGTCTTGCCATGCCGATCAAGAAGAGTCGGGAATTGAAGAGTGACCTGATCAAGCAGGCCGAAGTCGTGAAACAACGAGCTGTCGCTGAGAGCGAAAACCGCTCGCCGCGCATCGAAACCGACTATGTCAGCGCGGTCGAATATGCCCGCATGGGATATATGAACGATGGGCTATAGGCTTGCGCAGCCCAATTTCGCGAAGGGCGAGATCGGGCCGGACCTCTATGGCCGCTTCGATGTTGACGCCTATTCAACGGCGCTCCGCAAGGCCCGCAACGTCTTCGTCCTGAAATATGGCGGCCTGATGAAGCGTCCAGGCACGCGGCTGGTCTCCGAAGTGCTGGACGCGAGCCAGCCGACCCGCCTGATCCCCTTCCAGTTCTCGATCGAGCAGGCCTATGCGCTGGAGTTCGGGCACGGCTATATGCGTGTCGCCGCTGCCGGCGGGCTGGTCCTGAACCAGGAATTGCAGATCACCGCCATCACCAATGAGTCGCAAGCCCAGGTCACGGCGGCCTATCACGGCTATTCGGTCGGCAACCGGGTCTTTCTTTCCGGGATCGCTGGCGCGCTGGGCGAGCAACTGAACAACCGCTTCTTTGCCATCGTAGCCGTGGTCAATGCCAACAATTTCCGCATCGACGTCGACACATCAGGAATGGCGGCCTTCTCTGGCGCCAGTGGTGGCATCGTCCGTACTTCCGCGCCTGCTCCTGATCCGGCTGACCCGGTCATTCCCGATCCAGTGAACCCGCCTTCCTCGCCGTCAACCGGAGGGGGCAGTTGATGGGCGTCTCCCGCGTCTTCCGTCTCGGCACGCCCTATAATGGTGTCGAGCTGCCCGAAATTGATACCGAGCAGCAAACCGACACGATGTACCTGTCGCACATCGATCATCCGGTCGGGAAGCTTACCCGCGCGGCGCACGATAGCTGGTCGGTTGGCGACGTAACCTTCGGCCCGTCCATCACCGCGCCGACTGGAGTGGCGGCGGTTGCCCATGTCCTCAACACCGATTCCGAGAATGACGGCAACGCCTATTATCCACGCCCGGCCCATTACACGGTCACTGCGATCGATGCCGATGGGCTGGAAAGCCGTGCCAATGCATCGGTCACAGCGGTCAATGATCTGGATCTGAAGCGCAATTACAACGTCATCACCTGGAGTGCAGTTGCAGGGGCCGAGAGCTATAACGTCTATAAGGCAGATAACAGTCAGTTCCTTGGCTATATCGGCAAGACGGAGGCGACGAGCTTTACCGACGACAATATCGGGCCGGATCTGAGCCAGGCGCCACCGGAGGCCTATAACCCCTTCGATGCCACCGGCAATTACCCGTCCACCATCACCTTTTTCGAGCAGCGCCTGTTCCTCGGCCGGACGCGCAACAGTCCGAATGCGATCTGGGGGAGCCGGTCGGCGGAATTCGAGAATTTCGACCAGTCGACACCGCTCCGGGCGGACGACAGCATCGCTGTCGCGGCCAATGCCGGGCGCGTGAATGCGATCAATCAGCTGGTCGCAACGACGAGCCTGCTGGCGCTGGCGTCGGAAAACCTGTTCCGCATCGATAGTGGCGGATCGGATGGCGGCTATCTGACGGCAGCGCCCCCGGCGACACCACGGCGCCAGATCGGGCGCGGATCGTCCCGCCTCTCCCCTATCGTCGTCGATAACGTCGTTTTCTATACGCCCTCGGTCGGTTCCAGTGTCCGCTCGATCAACTATAAATTCGAGATCGACGGCCTGACCTCCGACGACGTCTCGATCTTCTCGCCGCACTTCTTCGAGGGAATGAGCATCGTTTCATGGTGCTATGCGCAGGAACCGCGCTCCATCATCTGGGCGGTGCGGTCCGACGGCAAACTGCTGGCCTTCACATGGGAGCAGGCCCAGCAGGTCTGGGGCTGGACGCTTTGCGAGACCGATGGCTTCGTCCTGTCCTGCTGCTCCGTCCCGGAGAACGGCGAGGACCGCGTTTACCTGACCGTACGCCGGAGCCTGCCGGGTGGCGAGCGCACCTTCATCGAGCGCATGGCGTCCACCCGCTGGGAGTCGGTCGAGGACTGCTGCTATCTGGATTGCGCCGTCTCCTACTCGTTCGATCAGCCGCAATCGACCTTTCGCAATCTCTGGCATCTGGAGGGACGCGAGGTCTGGGGGCTGGTCGACGGCTTCGTCGTCAAAGGGCTAACCGTCACGAACGGGGCCATTACACTGCCGCCATCGGCCGGATCGGCGCGCAAGGCGACCTTCGGCATCCCGTTCGACGTCGATATTCAGACCATGCCAGTCATGTTCAATGGCGGCGGCGGCTCCAACGCGGCGCGGAAGCAGCAGCCCGGCGAGCTGGTCCTGCATCTCAAGGACAGCCGGAACGTGCTGGCGGGCGCCGGAAAGGAGAATGGCGACGTCCCCACCCAGCTGTTCGAACTGAAAACGCGCGGCGATGAGCCATGGGGCACGGTCGACACCCTCAAGAACGGCAAATATCTGATGGACTCGCCTAATGTCGTAAGCGGGCAGGCATCCGTCTATGTGAAGCAGACTGACCCGCTGCCCCTGACCCTGCTCGGCGTCTATCTCGATCCCATCGTAAATGGGTAGGGTCGAAGTCGTAACCGCCCGCGCTACCCACATCGGCCCCGTCGCGACCCGGCTGCGGAACATCGACAGGATCGAGTGCGAGGCCATGGGCCACAGTCCGAAGCAGGCGCTGCGCAACGGCTTCCTTCTCTCCGATCGATGCTGGACCGCCCTGGTCGATGGCAGGCCTGAAGCGATGTTCGGGGCTGTTACTGTGTCCGCGCTGGATCGGCGCAAGACGGTCTGGTTTCTGGGCACCGATGAGGTTTACCGGCATGGTCGGCTGCTTCTGGCATGGGGGCCGGGGCTGATCCGGCGGGCAGTCGATTCAAGATGGTGGGCCGGGAACCTAGTGTCCAGCGCGAACGGGAAGGCGATCAGGCTGTTGGAAGCGTGGGGCTTCACCGTCGAGCCAGAGGAGCAAATGGTGAACGGCGTTCCCTTCCGTCATTTCTGGATGATCCGCGATGTGTGAGCCGACCACACTGCTCCTCGTCGGCACCGCCGTCTCTACGCTCGGCGCCGGTTACACCGCGCTCCAGCAGAATGCCGCCAGTCGTTACGAGGCGAAGGTTGCCGACCAGAACGCCAAGCTGTCAGCGGAATCGGCTCGGCAGGAGGCCGACAATACCCGCGATGCCGCGCTTCAGCATTACCGCAAGGTCTCGCAGCTGAAGGGTGAGCAGGCGGCGGCGATGGCGGCGGCGGGGCTGGACGTGAATTTCGGCAATGCCGCCGATCTGACGGCCGATACCGACATGATGGCCCGAGAGGATGCTGGCCGCATCTATCGGCAGGGCGCGGAAAATATTCGTACCTATGACATCGAGGGCGCGAATTACCGATCCAAGGCGGCGGCGTCACGACAAGCGGCAACGGGCGCCCTGATCAGCGGCGCGTTCAACATGGGTTCGACCGCACTCAGTGGCGCGACCCAATATGCAAAAATGCAAGGCAGGCTTGGTAATTCGAGCGCGAAGGGCTTCGGCTGATGCCGCGCATTCAGACATATGGCGGTCCGACCGTTGGTCCGGTTCGCACAACAGGCGCTCGCTTCCAGGTGGCGGACAATAATGGCGGCGCGGCTGGCGGCATCGCGCGCGGGCTAGAAAAGCTTGGCGGTGCGCTCGCCGACCGCGCTGTCGTGCAGGATCAGGTCGAGGACACACTGGCGCGCACCAACGCCGACAATCTCTATCTGTCCGCCAGCACTGCGGCATCCAGTGCGCTCGCGGACTATAAGACGAAGGCGGGAAAGCTGGCCCTCGATGCTCGTCCCGGAATCGACAAGTCGCTGGACGAGGCGATTAATGGCGCTCTGTCGCAGGCCGACCAGAGGACGAAACGCTATCTTGCCCCCCAGCTTGGCCGCCTGCGCGCCGCAGCCGGTAACGATGTCGCCACCCACGCGATCGGTCAGGCGAAGGTCTATGAGCGTGAGACCGGCGCGGCGAAGCTGGGCAACTTCATCGAGAGCGCGGTGGCGGCCGATGATCCGCAGCAGCGTTCCGATTTCATCAGCCAGGCGCGGACGCAGGCCCGGACCAATGCCGAGCTTGCAGGGCTGGGCGATCCCGAGATCATCGCATCGGAAGAACGCAAGGCCGTATCAGGCGCGCATAGTGCCGTATTTAACCGCTATATGTCCGCCAAAGACGTCGACATGGCCAATGCCTATTTGCAGGCCCATGGGGACGAGATGACCGCGAGCGACAGGACATCTGCAATCGCCTCCCTGGCCGCGCCGTTGCAGAAGCGTTGGGCGGAGAGTCAGGTCAATGCGCTGATGACCCTGCCGCCGGTCGGCGAACCCGGCAAGGGGCAAGCAGGTGCGCCGGTCGCCGATGGCGGTTCGATCATCAAGCAGCTTTTTCCGAAGGCGAATGTCACGTCGACCTTCCGCGACGCCAACCATCCGCTCTCGAAGGCCAACCCCGGCTCGTGGCACACGAAAAGCCATGCCGCCGTCGATGTCGCGCCGATCGCGGGCATGACCTTCGACCAATATGTGAAGGGCGTCGAGGACGCAGGCTATCGCGTCATCGAGGCGAAGAACGAGGTCGGTGCTGGCCGCAGCGCCTGGGCGACCGGCGACCACTGGCATATCGTGCTGGGTGATGGCGGCGGCGGACAAGCCCCGGCGGCGCGACGCTGGGACCTCGAAGACGTGACGCAGCGCATCTATGCGGCGGCGGACAAACAGGGCTGGACGCCCGAGCAGCGCGACGCCGTTCTCGAAGTGGCAAAGGATCGCGTGTCCTTCGACGAGCAGTTGAAGCGCCGGGACGAGGATTCCGCCGATCGCGCCGCGTCCGAGTGGGTACTGAAACAGGGCGCGGGGTTCACCGACATTTCCCAGATGCCCGCCAGCATCCGCAATGCCCTGTCTCCCGACGCAGCGCGCAGCTATATCGGCGTCGCCAAGAGCAACAGCAAGCCGGTCGAGGCCGTTGCCAACGGCGCCACCGCGACGTCGCTGGAGCTGCTGCGCATCATGGAACCGGAGAAATTCGCGGCGACCCCGCTGGGCAAATATGCCGGTCAGGTCACGCGCGCCGAAATGCAGGGGCTGCTGGTCGAGCAGGCCAAGATCATCAAGGGCGATCCCGACAAGTCGATCCGCAGCAAGGTCGCGTCCACCATCTCCACCTTCGGCGTCGAGGATGGCCTGACGGGTGGCACCGACAGCGCCAAAAAGAAGAGGGTCGCCGTTCAGCGGATCATGGAGACGGAACTCAAGGCGGTCACAGGCGGCAAGCGTAACCCGACCGACGACGAGCTGTATAAAGCGTATCAATCGGCAACGCGGGACGTGACGTTCACAGTCGACAAGTGGGCGCTCGGCGTCAGCTGGAAAAAGGATCGCACGAAGCCACGCTTCGAGCTTGATGTGGACGACGTGCCTGAAAACGTGAAGCAGCGGATCAGCCGCGGCTATCAGAATCAATATGGCCGGGCGCCGACCGACGACGAGATCGCGACCGCCTACCGCAATGGCAAAGGGCGTTTCTGGTAATGGCGACCGATCCCTACAAATATCTGGATGCCATGCGCGCCCGCTCGACCCAGCCGGCGCCATCGAACGGTGATCCGTTCGAAGCGGAATTGCAGGCGCAGCGCGACGACGAACTGGCCTATCGAATCAAGGTCGCCAAGCCCGACGAGGCGGCACGCGTGCGTCCGATCGCGGAAGCGCGCGGCCTGCCACCCTCCGCTGTAGCGAGCAACCTCCCGGCCTTCGAGGCGGAAGCCCGCGCCTCCCGCGCCAAGGCGATCATGCAGCAATATCCGGCAATCGGGCGCTGGTCGGCCAAGCCCGGCAATGCCACCATTGCAGCGGACGATTACGACAATCTCGGCCTGTTCGGCAAAGCCTTCTATGGGCTGCGAAATGTTGGAGGAATCGCGCAGGCCGCTGGTTACAATCTCGTTGGTAGAACCTATGGCTTCATCGGCGGCCTAGCGGAAAACCTCGACTCGCTATCACCTTCGTCGGAGGCTGAGCGCCGCGCTGGCATTAAAACGCTACCCCGCATGATTGCCGATATCAGCCTCGGGTGGGCAAGGCAGGATGCGAAAAGCGCGGATGCAGCCCGTCCCAACATCGAGAACTGGGTGGCGCGCAATCTTGGAGCGGGCCTTGAAAGCGTTCCGACATCACTTGTCGGCGTCGGCATCGGCATGGTCGCAGGCCCAACCGCCGGCGCGTCGTTCATGGGTTCGAACGTGGCAGGTGGCGAGTATGTCAAGGCTCGCGACACGGGGCTGTCGCCCGGTCGGTCCGCAATTTACGGCACCGCACAGGGCGCGGTTGAATTAGCGACAGAGAAGATCCCGGTTTCGAAGCTGATCGGAGACCTTGCGGCAAAGACGCCGCTGGTCAAAACCTTCATGCGTCAAATCGCATCTGAGGCACCTCGGGAAGTCGCGGCGACGCTACTGCAAAATTTCAATGAGTGGGCGACCATAAATCCCGACAAGCCGTTCAAAGACTTTGCATTTGAACAGCCAATGGCGGCGCTCGAAACGGTGGTCCAGACCGTGGGCGGCGTCGGCGCGACCGTAGGCGTTTCCACGGCGGCAGAGCGCACAACGCGCATTGCAGCCAATATGCTGGAAAAGAGGCAGGAGGCGGCCCGTGCCCGCGCTCACGGCGCGTTCCTCGATCAGGTCGCGGAAGCCACTGGCAAGGCCAAGACGACGGGCCGTTCGCCTGACGCTGTGTCCGACCTCGTCCAGCAGCTGGGCGACGATACCGGCAATGACCGCGTCTTCATCTCGTCCAACGCGCTCCGCGCCTATGAGCAGTCCGACGGCTATTCGGGCGAGTTCGATAGTTTCCGCGATGCGGTGGACGAGGCCTATGCCACCGGCGGCGATCTTGTCCTGCCGATCGGCGAGGTAACGAAACTGGCCGCGACCCCTGCATGGGGAGCGCTGAAGAATGACATGCGACTGTCGCCCGGCGGCATGTCGGTGAACGAGGCGCAGACCTTTGAGGATTCCATGGCCGACGTCATGGATCAACTGTCGGAGCAGGCGGCACAGGAGCGCGAGGCGGAACGCGCCGCGCAGGAACCGCGTCAGAGGCTGCAACAGTCCATCGCCGACAAGCTGATGAACGCCGGGTTCACCCCGGCCACGGCCATGCAGCAGGCGGAACTGCTCGCCCAGCGCGAGACAACGCGGGCGGCGCGCATGGGCCGGGAATTGACGGGACAGGAGTTCGATCCGGTGGAAGTCCGCCAGATCCTGCCCCCTGCCCTCGCCCAGATCCAGGCCGCCGATTCGACAGACATCCTGATCGAGACCATGAAGGGCGGGAAGGATGCGAAGACGGCCGCCGGGCCATCGCTGATGGATTTCATCTCCAAGGGTGGCGGCATCGTCGACACCGGGGGCGACCTGCGCGCCATGGGTGCCGACCAGTGGCATCGCGGCAAGCCCGGCAAGCGCAAGCTGGTGAAGGATCAGGGCGAGCTGATCGATGAAGGCGGTCTCGGCCAGAATGAATATGGTGCCGATGCCTGGGCGCAGCGTGCCTGGGAAGCCGGCTATTTCCCGGAGTTCGGGCAGGATCGTCCGACCGCGAATGACCTGCTCGACGCCATTTCGGAAGGCGTGTCCGGCCGCGATCGATTCCTGACCGCGAAGGAAAAGACGCTGCGCGATGCGGCGCAGGAACTGCGCGGGATGCTGGAAAACCGGGGCATCGATCCCGACACTGCCAGCCGCAAGGAGATCAAGGACGCGATCGCCGCCTATCAACAGGAAAGCGAGGGGCAGGCTTTCGATCAGGCCTATAATGACGGCCCGCGCGGCCGCATCGTCTTCCCCTCTGCTGGTTTCGGCACCGGCCCCAGCATCATCGAGCTTTTCCAGTCCCGCGATCAGTCGACCTTTCTGCATGAAACCGGGCATCTGTGGCTTGAGCAGCTGCGCGCCGATGCGATGGAGGAAGGCGCGTCTGACCAATTGAAGGCCGACTGGCAGCAGGTGCAGGATTGGTTCGCCGCGAACGGCCATCCCCTAGCCGACGGCACGATCCCGACTGATGCCCATGAACTCTGGGCGCGCGGCGTCGAGCGCTACCTGATGGAGGGGAAGGCCCCTACCCCGCTGCTGCGCCGCGCCTTCGAGCAGTTCAAGGCTTGGCTGGTCGCCATCTATCGCGCCACCGACCGGCTGAAGGCGCCGATCACGCCGGAGATCCGGAGCGTCATGGACCGGCTGATCGCCACCGACGAGGAAATCGAGCAGGCCCGTCAGATCCAAAATATCGAGGCGCTCTTCACCGAGCAGCCCGCGACGATGACGGACGAGGAATTCGCGGCCTATCAGGCATCGACCGAAGCGGCGCGCGGCGAGGCGCATGATGCCTTGCTCGCCAAGGTCATGAACGCGGTGAAGCGCCGGGTTACGAAGGAATATAATGACCGCCGGGCAGCGGTCGAGGCTGACGTCTCCGCCCAGATCGATGCCCGCCCCGAATTCCGTGCTTTGCGCCAGGCGCGCGAAACTCCGCTCGATTCCACATGGATCAGGGAAGCCCTCGGCGAAGATGCGCCGGGGATGCTGCCCAAGGCGGTACCGCCGATCCACAAGGAAGGCGGGGTCAATCCAGATGAGGTGGCCGAACTGTCCGGCTTCACATCCGGCGACGAGATGGTCCGTGCCCTGATGGGCGTGGAGACGGCGCGTCGGCAATTGAGGGAGGGAGGTGATAAGCGGTCGGTGCGCAAGGCTCTGATCGATCAGGAAGTCGATACCCGCATGATGGAGCGCTACGGCGATCCGTTCACCGATGGCTCGATCGAGGAGGAAGCCCTTGCGATCATCCACAACGACCAACAGGGCGAGGTTATCGCCGCCGAAATGCGTGTTCTGGCGCGCTCGACAGGCCAGCGCGTTACGCCTTATCGCATTGCGAAGGATTGGGCGGCGCGGTCAGTAAGGTCGGGCAAGGTCGCCGATGTCGCGTCCCGCTCCATGATCCAGCGCTATCAGCGCGCCGCGGCGAAGGCGGGCAAGGCCGCCATGGATGCTGTGATCGCCGGGGACAATGCCGAAGCGTTCCGCCAGAAACAGGCCCAGATGCTGAACAATGCGCTGGTGTCGGAGGCGAAGCGCGCGGCCGACGAGGTCGAGGCGGCGGTGAAGCGCATGGACAAGGTCGCCAGCCGGCGCACCCTGGAGACCGTCGATCAGGATTATCTGGAGCGGGCGCAGGGGCTTCTGGAACAGGTCGACCTGAAACAGCGGTCGCAGCGGTTCCTTGACCGGCAGGAAAGTTTCGAGGCCTGGGCGCGCGAGCAGGAAGAGGCTGGGCGTGACATGATCGTGCCGCCGTCCTTCTCCGCCACGCTTGGCACGACGAACTGGTCGCGCCTGACCGTCGAGCAGCTGCTGGGCCTGGACGCGGCGGTAAAGCAGATCATGCACCTAGGCCGCTTGAAGCAGAAGCTGCTCGATGCCAAGGAAGAGCGGGACTATGAGGCGGTCGTGGGTGAGGCGCTTGCCGCGGGCGATGGCATGAAGCGCCGCCCCCCTTCTGACCTGCTTGAGCCGGACTGGAAGGGGCGGATTAGTGCCAACGTCGCGGCCTTCGACGCTGCGCTGCTCAAGATGGAGCAGGTTTTCGACTGGCTGGATCAGGGCAATTCGCACGGCGTTTTCAATCGCATCGTGTTCGCGCCGATCTCCGAGGCGCAGGACCGGGAAAATTCCATGCTGGCGGACTATTACGGGCGTATCAAAGGTGCCTTCGATAGCGTCGGCAAGTCGCAGTTGCGCCGCTGGTCGCAGAGCTTTTCCAGCGCAACGCTGAGCAATCCCGAAACCGGCAATCCGCTCCAGATGACCCGGCAGGGGTTGATTGCGATTGCGCTGAACATGGGCAACGCGGGCAATACCCAGCGCTTGGTCGACGGCTACCGCTGGAACGAGGGCGCGGTGCGCGAACTGCTGAACCGTGAACTGGCGGCGGAAGATTGGGCATTCGTCCAGCAGGTCTGGGACATCGTCGAAACCCTCTGGCCGGAAACGGCTGCGCTGGAGCGGCGCGTCAATGGCGTCGAGCCGGACAAGGTTGAAGCTGTTCCAGTGGTCACACCGCACGGCACGTTGCGCGGCGGCTATTACCCGGCGATCTATGACAGCGCGCGGAGCCAGGCGGCGGAATATAATGAGGGGCGCGCCTCGGAAATGTTCGGGATGAACTACACCCGGGCCAACACCCGAGCCTCGTCGACCAAGGATCGTGCGAACGCCGTCAAGCGTCCGATCCTGTTGCAGATCGGCGTCATCAACCGGCACCTCGGCGAAGTCATCCACGACATCACGCACCGCGAAGCCATCATGCAGGCCGACAAGTTCCTGTCGGACAGCCGCATTTCCAAGATGGTCGATGAGACGGTCGGCCCTGAAATCCGTAAGCAGTTTCGGCCCTGGTTGAAGTTCATCGCCAACCAGTGGGGCATCGAGAAAGCGGGCAACGAGGGCGTCGGCAAATTCATCGGCAAGGCCCGGGCCAACACCACGATCGTCGGCATGGGTTTCCGTGCAACCACGATCCTGACCCAGATCGCAGGTTATTCAAACAGCGTCGAATATGTCGGCGCCAAGTGGATCGGGCAGGCTTTGGCTCAAACGACAGCAAGCCCGATCGACACTTTCAACTTCGTGATGGAGAAATCAGGCGAGGTCCGTAATCGCATGGATACGCTCGATCGCGATCTGTCGCAGGTTATCAAGCAGATGGCGGGGGAGAGCCGTGTAGGGCAGAGCCTGACGGCGGCCAAGCGCTTCGCATTTCATGGCATTGGATATGCTGACCGGCTTGTCGTCATCCCAACATGGATCGGCGCCTACAACAAAGCGCTGGCCGAAGGCGCACAGGATGGGGAAGCGGTCTATGCAGCCGACAAAGCAGTCCGCCTTGCGCAAGGCGCTGGGTCGGCAAAGGATCTCGCCGCCATCCAGCGCGGCACCGGTAAATGGGGCGAGTTCCTGAAACTGTCGACGATGTTCTACAGTTACATGTCGGCGGTCTATCAGCGACAACGCACGCTCGGGCGCGACCTTGCTGCATCTCGGTCCCCACGGGACCTACCGAACATCATGGCGCGAGCCTTTTGGCTTATGGTGCTGCCGCCTGTCATGTCGCAAATCCTGTCTGGGAACGGTCCCGGTGAGGACGATGATTGGGGCGTCTGGACCTTCAAGCAGATGCTGTTTCAGATGCTTGGCCCCCTCCCGGTCGTGCGTGATCTAGCGCGCCCGATCTGGGATGCCGCCGCTGGTAATCAGGGGTTCGATTATCAGATCTCGCCGATCCAACGAGCCGGGCAAACGCTGGTCGAGATCGCCAAGGATGCCCACAAGATCGCTACTGGCGATGAGACGAAGCGGGCGACCCGCAATCTTCTGGAGGGTGCCGGTTATGTGACCGGCCTTGTGCCTGGTCAGTTCGCCGCATCGGCTCAGTTTCTCGTTGACGTCGGAGAGGGCGAGCAAGCCCCTGAGACGTTCACCGATTGGTGGGAAGGGATTACGACCGGCAAGGTCAAGGAGGACTGACGGGGGCCTTCCGTGCATCCTTCGCAATCAGGTAGCGATAGGCGCCAAGCAAGGCGACCAGAGAGGCGAGGACGATTGGCCAGCGATCTTCGACGAAACTCTGGGCGTCATATCCGAACCAGTCATAGGCGATGCTTTCGGTGGCGTCGCGCGCAAACCAGAAGATCAGCGCGACCCCGAGGGCGATAAAAGTCATCCGCAAAGCGCCGGCTTCCCCCAACGCCCCTCCGCTCAAGAAATGGGCGTTGGCGCGCAACCGAGGCCACGCGCCCCGCACATCCTCCCGACCGGGAAAGGTCGGGTCATCATCCATCGCCACATTGGCCTTGGCGATGAGCCAGCCAAATGCGCCAGCCAGTACCGCTTGAAGCGATGGGGAGTCCGGCGCAATGCCATACCCCAACCCCCATCCGGCCAGAGCGCCGCCGATGCCATAATAAGCATACTTCAGAGCGCGCCCCGTCATACGGCAACAATCCCCCGTCGATTCAAGCCCCTTGTCATGCGCCCTAATTACTTGCCCACCATCCCGGAGGCAAGAGAATGGCAGTTTCATCGACCGACACCTATTCGGGGCCATATGAGGCCAACGGGGTCACGGTCGCTTTTCCGTTCACCTTCAAGGCTGTGGCGGCCGATGATGTCGCCGTTTTCATCCGCTCCGTGGATGGCTCGGACACTATCGTTGGCGACAACGCCTATGCCGTCGCGCTGGCGAGCGAGGGCGGCACGGTCACGTTCGGCACGCCGCCGGCATCCGGGCAGGTCTATATCGTGTCGGAGCCGAGCTTCCTCCAGGCGATTTCCTTTGCCTCCGGTCAGGCGTTCCTGCCCAATGTCGTCAATGAGGTGAACGACCGCGACGTCGTCCGCGCGCTTTATCTGAAGAGCGCGCTCGACCGGGCGCCGAAGATCCCCATTGGTGGCGGGTTCGAAAACCTTTTCCCGATCTCTCTGCCGGGCGGCATCTGGGGATTTTCCGTCGGCACTGGCGCGGATGCCGGGTTGCGCACGGATCTTGCTGAATCGGTCTCGGGCAAAGGTGCCGGGATGTCCGCCTTTGCTCCTGCTGTCGCCTATGGCGCCGGAACCGTCGGCAAGAAGTTGCAGCAATTCGTCAATGTTCAAGATTTCGGGGCGGTCGGCAATGGTGTCACTGACGATTACGCCGCGTTCTCTGCTGCCTATGATGCGGTTGCGTGGGGTGGGAGCATCTATGTCCCACAAGTCGGCAGCGAAGGCTATTATCTGAGCGATAACCCCGATGCAGGTGACAAGCCAGTGCATTGGATTTTCGACACGGCCATCCAGTTTCACGGCCCAGGGTTGGGCGATCCTGATGCTGGCGCCGGCACCTTCGCATCGCTTTACACCAACCCCTGGCTGCGCGTGATCGGCGGCCAGCGCAAGATCGCGTTCGGCACGGTCAATTCACCAGCGGGTGGCGCGGTTGTCGGGGACAGTTGGGAATGGACGGCCGACAGCCTGGCGGGCTGGCCGAAAGCCATCACCGGCAACTTGACCAACGGATCGGCGGTTATCGCCAATGTGCCCGCCGGTGTGATCGGATCGCTCTACAAGGGGTGCCGCATCACCAGCGCGGTTTCGCAATGGGGGTATGACGGCGCGACGACGCGCAACCTGCGCATCCTGTCGGTCGACGCCGACGCCAATACCGTGACGGTCGGCTATGATGCCAACGGCAATTGGGTGAACACGCCCGCTCCGTATCTGGGGGCCACCGCCAGCGGCGTGAGCTTCACCGTTCACAAGCGCCAGTGGTTCGCCGGACGCTATGAGGGGCTGGAGACGGGGACCGAGGACGCCTCGATCGCAGGTGAAGTCCATTATGAAATCTGCAATCCGGTCATGAACATCACCGGAGCGGCCGGGGCGATGTACGAGTTCAATCTGAACTCCTATGCTGAGACGCTGGATTATTGCCGGGCGATTTTCATAACCGGCTCTGGCGATGTCCAGAACGGCAAGCTGGTCGCCATCGATATCCAGCGCGGCGGTGAGGCGCATTGGGCGACGGGCATTTCCATCCGTAACGCCCAGGTGGGGTTGTTCACCAACGCCAAGTTCCCGATCGAGATCGACACGGTCTACAACAACAATACGACCGGGCTTACCGAGACGATCGGTTATGGCGTTCACTTCAACAACGCGCCAGCCGTGAAGGGTGCGTTGTTCGAGGGCCGCCAGCTTGCCAATGCGCTGCCCGCCCTGACCCTCTGGCGCTATACGGATAGTTCACCCACCGGTCGCTTCATCCAATGCAAGGATGCGGCCGACGCCAACGAGCTGTTCTACGTCGGGATCGACGGCGGGCTCAAGACTTACGCGCCATCGAACTCGAACGGATCGGCGGTCGCGGCAGGATCTATCGAGTGCAACGGTATCACCCTGCGCGGCGGCACTAATCTCCAGCTTGGTCAGGTGGCGGCAACCGCCACCAAGGCCGCCAACGGGAAATATCTCACCTTTTACGACAGCGCGGGTGCCGCTGTTTACGTCCCTACCTATGCGTGAGGAATCCATGAGCGAACAAGTCCAGATAGCCCGAATGAAGGTGCAGATCCTCGAATTGCAGGGGCAGCTTCTCCAGTTCCATCACCGTGACGCGGTGGCTGAATTACAGGCGGCGATGGAGGCGGCGGCGAAGAAGGATGCGCCTGCTGCTGCGGCGGACGATGATGGTGATCATAAAAGTGGAATCCCCATTCAGTGAGTAAAACGACAAGGGTCGGGGGAAATAGATGAACGATTTGCGTGATTTTCTGGCGTGGTGGGCACTAGCGCTGATTGCCGGGGCGACGGTCGCGGTCGGTCAGATCGCGCACAAGATGGCGCGCCTCGACCTCGAAATGCCGAGCGATCCGGTCAAGCTGGTTGCTTGGCACAAGCGGCGCAAGTGGCTGGCGATCACCGAGCTATCCGCGCTGCCAGCCTTTGCGACACTGGCTACGGCGGGGCGGGTCTATTTCGACCTTCCCCCGATTCTCGGCGTGCTGGTGACGATGGGCCTCGGCTTCGTCGGGTTCGCCATGCTGATCGATGCGGCGAAATATCTTTTCCAGAAGCGGGTGGGCATCCCTGACGGAGAAGGAGAAGGCGCATGAACGCCGAGATTTTGGCGCTTGTGACGGCGCTCAGCCTTGGAGCGGCGAGTTTCGCCCTGTGGCGGGCGCATGTCCATGACCGGCGATGCAAGGGGCATCATGGGAGGGTGAAGCGGTGAACGTCGACAAGCTGATCGATGACGTGATCCGGCGCGAGGGTGGCTATTCGAACCATCCTGCCGATCGCGGCGGACCCACGAATTGGGGGATCACAGAGCAGGTCGCGCGGGCCTATGGCTTCCTCGCCGATATGAAGACGCTGCCCCGATCGGCGGCGGTCAACATCTACAAGACGCGCTATTGGACCGGGCCGAAGTTCGACCAGGTTGCCGCGCTCTGTCCAGCCATTGGCGACGAGCTGTTCGACACCGGCATCAATATGGGCGTGGCGGCGGCCGGGCGATTCCTCCAGCGCGCGCTTAATGTCCTAAACCGGGGCGCGGTCGATTATCCCGATGTGCCGGTGGACGGCAATGTCGGGCCGGTCACGCTGGCCGCCCTCAAGGGCTTCATAGCGAAACGCGGCGCGGCGGGCGGCGAAGTGCTGCGCAAGGTGCTCGATGGCCTCCAGTGCGGTCGATATGTCGAGATCGCGGAGGAAAATCCCAGCCAAGAGAGTTTTGTTTATGGCTGGATCGCGAACCGCGTCGGCCAGCCATGATCTTCCTCTGGCTCCCACTCTTCATGTTCTACGGCTGCACATGGGAGGATGAATGACGGTCATATCTTTCGCCGCTGCGAAGCAAGAGCGTGAACCGCATTGGTCTGGTCAATGCAAATGCATTGGCTGTGGGCATGAGTTCCATGCTGTCGCGCCCGTGGGAACCATGTTCGTGGATTGCCCATCCTGCGATCTTCCCAAAGGAACGCCCAGGCATCCATTCGGCGGCGCAGTGGGCGATACCGTCTTTCGGTGCGACTGCGGCTGTGAAGCGCTGACCGCCTATTTTCGCAAGGGCGTTTTCCGCATCCTCTGCATCGGCTGCGGGGGTCAACCACACCAATGCGATATTTGGAGAAGCGCCGTGAACCTGATTCCGCTCGCCCTGCTCAAGCGCTTCTGGCCCTTCCTCGTGGCCGGTGGAATCGCCCTGCTGATCCTCCTGATCGTCCATTGGGCCGACCGCGCACAAGACAGTGCCGTCGAACAGGCCCGAGATGCTGGCGCGTCAGAAGTGCGCGAGCAGGCCGCCACAACCAACCTTCAACGAACTCTGGAGGCGATCAATGCCGAAGAAGCTGTCCGCCACGATCCTGCTGTGCGTGATGCTGCCTGCCTGCGCCACGCGCGAAACCCCGAGGATTGTTGACACCTCCTGCACGGCGTTCAAGGCGATCAGCTTCGCCACGCCGAGCAAGACGAAGCCGGAGACGTCGGCGAACAGCTATGACACGCTGGAGACGGTGGACGAGATCATGGCTCACAATGCGCGGTGGGATCGGCTATGCGCGTCAGAACAGCCGAAATAGGGCGGTGCCCGCGTTCCAGAAACCTTGTCCGACCGCAACGATGGTGAGCGCGCCAATTATTACAGCCTCAGCTATGAAGATCGCGCGCCTCACCGGCAATCCGCTGCCAGCAGCCCGCCATTGTCCCACCTGGCGACATATTGCGCCTGCCCGCGCCGCAGCTGCTCGCACGCCACATTGCGCCCGCCGACATAGACCTGCGCCAGCGTCCTCCCGTATCGGTCCTGCCCGACGCGCTGCACGCTGATCCGGCCGCCCATCATCCCCTCCAGACTGCGCTTGCTGGCGTTGCCGTCGCCGGGGACGCACACCCTGCCCTGTCGGCAACCGTGGATCTCGGGCGCGTCGATACCGAGCAGGCGGATGCGTTCGCCGTCAATGCGGAGGGTGTCGCCGTCCACGACGGTCACGGCGGCGGCGAGGAGGAGAGCGGCGATCATTTCGGCAGACAACGGTTAACTGGACGTCCATCAGCGCCGATGGTCCAACAGCCGGTCACGTCGATTGCGCGCGTGTTCTGGCCGCTCTGGTCGTGGATCGGCTCTTCGAACGTGATGCTTCCGTTGCGGTCACAGGTCGGACAGCGGCGCTCTACCGTGAAGGTTCTCATGGTCATGATTCTTCCCCCTATGCCGCTGCCGTCGCATATTGTTCCTCGATCTCCAACCCCTGCGCCGCCGCCAACCTCGCGCAAGCCGTAGCGAAGTGCGTCGGGTTCTTCTCGATCCCGATGAACTTCCGACCAGCCTTCACTGCCGCGACTCCAGTGCTGCCCGTGCCCATGAACGGATCAGCAATCACCCCCGGCGCGACGTTCCTGATGATCTTGTCCATCACCTCGTCGGGCTTCACGGTGGCGTGCCCGAACTTCGCCTCTCCGCGCGGCGACATGGCGACGATCATGCGATCGAGGTCATCCAGCGTCCCGCGAGGATGGTGCCCGCGATTCCAGGCGTGGACATAGAACTCCATCACCGGCCGATAATGCTTGTTCGCCACGGGCTGCGGGTTTTTCTTCCGCCAGATGCAGACCGCCTGCCGCTCGAAGCTGCCGTCGAGATAGGGCAGCAGCTTGGGCAGCTGGTCGTTATGGCAGAAGACCACGACCGACCCGCAGAGCAGCGGGTTGATGATGCTGTGGTCGAAGCCGTCCGCCAGCCCTTCGTCCAGGATCTGGTCCATGCCCTGGCGCGCGGCGCGGTACATGCCGCCGCCTTCGGCGCGAAACTCATAGGGTGGGTCCGTGACGATCGCGTCTATCCAGCCCAGCGTCGGGAGGATGGCATAGCTGTCGCCGCAATAAAGGGTGGCGTTGCCGATGGTGATGGGGGTCATTTGTCCCCCGGCACATAGGGCAGCCGCGCCGGCATCTCGCGCGTCTCATAGGCATGGGCGATCTGGGGACGCATGAACTGCCCGACCAACTGACCGTCCGGCAGAACGATGTTCGCCATGAACTCATCTTCGAAGATGCTGATGCCGCTCTCGACTGCCTCCAGCTTCGCCTTGATGACCAGTAGCAGCGCCCGCCAGCGCGATCGGCAAGCCTGCTCCCATTGCGCCAGCGCAGCCTCGGCGGTGCGCGGCCCTTTGCTGTGGTGCGTGAACTCCGGCCGATTCTTGTCCGGCATCGTCAGCACGAACTTCACCTGCCGATCCCGCATGGTGAAGCCGACGACGGCATGATCGGCGCTCCAGCCGGAAACGAATTGTGACGCGCCGTAGCGTTCGACGAGCGCCTCGATCTCCGCCTTGCTCTTGGCGCTGCTGACGGTGGTGGTTGATGCGTATTTCGTCATGCTGCTGCCTTCCTTGCTTCTGGGTCTTCGGTCGCAATCCAGCCGTCGCCCCAGCGCCACATGCCGTAGGAATGATAGGGCGCAGGGTGCTGCTCGCTCTCCAGTCGGGCGTTCGCGCCGGGGACGTTCGCCATCACCTCCAGAACCGCTTTCACGGTACCGCTGAGCCGCTGGCCTGTACGTGGTCGCACCTCCACGAACAGGGCGTCGGGGCGGTGGCCGCAGATATGCCAAGTCGCGGGCCACTGGCGGGCGTGGGCTTCCGGGTCAACGCCCGCGCCGCGCGATTCTGGCGCATCGGGATTGATGACCAACCCCGCATCCCATGAACCACTGTAGGCATATAGCCCTGCTTCGAGCATTGCCGAGTTGATGGCGTCGGCAAGATCGTCGACCGCGTGGAGCGCCGCGCCGCGATCGTGTTTCGGCGCGACCGGGGCGAATAGGTCCAGCTGCATCATGCGGCCATTCTCATCTCTGCCAGGCCCGGCTGGTTGGCCGCGACGAGCGCGCGGGCGACCGGCGGACAGACGCTGTTGCCGATGGCGCTGATCTGCATCGCTTTGGGGAGACGGCCGAATTTCCGATTTCCCTTCTCGGTCGTGTACCAGCACTCAGGATCGAGGACGTAGCTGTCGGGAAAGCCCTGCGCCCGCGCCAGCTCGCGCGGCGTGAGCATCCGCAGGCCGATGTCGACGATGACATAGGTGATCGCGTCGATGGTGACCGTGACGACGGCAAAGCGCGCCTTGGTCGTGATGGTGTCCAGCGGCCGATCGACGGGCTGGATCTGCGACGTCTCGTTCTCCCCGTCCGTGGCGTAATATTTGACCAGGAACGCGGCGACCTTGACGGCCCGGTCCATCATTTCGGGCGGCAGCGCATCCTCTTCGATCAGCGTGGTTTGCACGATCCGCTGCTGCGAGCCGGACGCAGTGGCCGTCGACAGCGGGCGATCAGCGGCGCGCCCGGCCGACCTAGTGTTGCGCGGGCCGCCGTTCGCTTGCTCGATATGGGCCGTGACGACGGCGTGATGCGTCCCCCCAGCCCGCGCTGTGCGCAGTGGCCTCTCTGGCTCGCCACCGCCGTTCGTCTTGCCGCTGCCGTAATAGGCCGACAGGAAGGCGGTGACTGCCGCGTGCTTCGCGCCGCCCGCGACCATCGTGCCGATCGGCTTGTCCAGGTGCGGAACACGGGGCTGCTGGCCTGGTCGCTCGCCATAGCCAGTCTGCACAAGCGTAGCCGCGACAACGCCGTTCGTGTCTTTCTTCGAAGCGGCGACTGTGTGATGCGGCTCATCGACCGGGCGATTGTGCCCGCCGTGCTGACCATAGGAGACGAGCGCCGCCTGCACGACATTGAGGTGCGCGCCGCCGGCGGTGATCGTGTGGGTCGGCTCGTTCGCGCCGTTGAACGGCTTTTGCGAATTCCGGTTGGTCATGAGGTGCGGCACGACAATGCCATTCTCGCGAACGACATAGGGCTTCATCGCGTTGACGACATAGCGCATCACGCCATGCGCGATCCGGCGATTGCTGGCCTCCGCCAGATCCTTCTTGCGGTCGAAGATGGACGGAGCCTCAATGCCCCAATCGATGATCTCCGCCGCCGTGCGATAGGGCAACAGCTTGCCACGCTTCACGCCTGGCGAATCGGGGCGGCCATGGGTCGGCTTGGGCCAGACGATCTTCAGCCCATCGCAGCGCATGATCATATAAAGGCGTTTGCGGCTCGTCGGCGCGCCATAATCGCAGGCCCGCAGGATCTTCCAGTCCACCTTGTAACCGAGCGCGCGGATGGCCTTCACGAAGCGCTTGAACTCGCGTCCCTCCTGCCCCTTGATCGGGTTGCCTTCTTCGTCCAGCGGCGCGGCATATTCGAACTCCTCGACATTTTCGAGATAGCCGCAGGTCGGGCGGACATCCTTCAGCCAAGCGACCACCTCCCAGCAGAGCGCGCGGATGCTCCGATCCTTGACCGGCCCGCCCTTCGCCTTGCTGAATTCCTTGCAGTCGGGCGAGAACCAGGCGCCCGCGACCGGCTGCATCTTGGTCGCCGCCAGCGGCCAGATCGCCTTGATGTCCTGGCAGAAATGTTCCGTGCCCGGATGATTCGCCTTATGGATCGCGATCGCGGTCTCGCTGTGGTTGACCGCGATGTCGACCTCGCGGCCGATAGCCTGCGCGATGCCGGTGCTCGCGCCGCCGCCGCCGGCGAACCCGTCGATAAAGAGACCTTGGAACAT